GAATCACAGACCCCTACCAGAGATTTCTCTTTCAAGTTGAGATCGATGGGGTAACGATAGCAGGTTTCAACAAGGTAACGGGCCTTAACGTTACTGTTGATAAGGTCTCTTATAATGAGGGGACCTTTGGGGCTCACCCGATTCAACTTCCAGGCCTGATGGCCGCGGGAGAACTTATTCTGGAACGTGGTCTCACGGCTAACGAGGAGCTCTGGGATTGGGTGCGTCTCGTAGTAGATACGGAAAATGCCCGCCCTGCAGTTGGAGCCTTGGTTTATCGTAAGTCTTTGGACCTTATCCTCTTAGACAGGACAGGTTCAGAGGTTAAACGTTGGCATGTAGAGGAGGGGTGGCCGTCATCCTACGTACTGGATGACCTGGATTCCACTACTTCTGACGTACTGATGGAGAAGCTCACTCTTGCACATGAGGGCCTCTACCTGGTTACCTAGAATAGTTGAGTTGTTGAAGACACCCTCGGTGACTGTGATGTCCCCGGGGGTATAGTTTTATGTGCTTGGTTTAGGAGATTATGTGGATAGAGTAGAATGGTATCAGGAACGCGGCTACATCTCAGGCAACCCATTATTGGACCCTGACTCTGAGATGGAGATACTCCCTCTGGGGACCACAATCACACATGAGGATGGTACTCCATCCATCTCTAGAGAGATAGAGCTAAGTCCTTTGACAGGACACCATGAGGACATCCTCACAAACAGGCACCTGAATGCCGCCAACAGAACTATGAACCTAATCATGGCTGGTGGTCAGCTTCCGGGCGTAAAGAAGGATGTGCCGGGTGTCGTTACTTCAATTGGAGGGGTTAGACCCACAGAAAGTATGATTCAGAGATTGAGTGCAGGTGATAGAGCCTACATTCTTTTGCGTGCTAGGATTCTATCCTACCCAGAGTCTCCGGAGCACAGGTTCAGGTGTAAGTGTCCCTTTTGTTCGGGGCCCACTTTCATTTGGAGCCAGGACCTCAGGGAGGTGAAGTGCTTTGCTGTACCGGGCCAGAACGAGGGTCAGCTTCTTTGGGACTGTGTGCTACCTCAATCCAAAAAGAAAGTTTCTTTTAGGATTCTAACTGGTGCAGACGACAAGAAGCTAAAGTCTTACAAGAGAAAGTACACAGGGGCTCAGAAGGCTGCGAACTATAACAGTAGCCTTCAGACAGAGATTATGCGTCTGCAGATTCAGGAAGTTGAGGGAGAGGAGCGGGTAACTCAGACATTCTTGCGTTCCTTGAGTTCCTGGGACCGCACCTTCTTCAGAAATGAGACCAACAGGGTTTCCGGTGGTGTGGAGTCAGAGATTCTGGTTGAGTGTCCTAGTTGTAACGCAGAATCTCCAGTCGAGTTTCCTATGAACCAGGATTTTTTCTTTCCGGCCTGGATCTAGAGAGTCTAGCGAACAAGCTGACACAAGAGATAGGTTACATATGTCACCACATGTCGGGCGGCATATCTCTAGACCAGGCCAAGTCGATGACAGTTCCAGAACGCGCTCGCTGGGTAGACCATGTCTCTGACCGTATTAGAAAGCAGAATCAACAAATAGAGAATGCTAGGAAGTGAGATGAACTTTTTAGGGTTAGGCCTTACAGTACTCCTGAATGATCGGGCCTCTAGAGGTATGGACAAGATTGCGTCCCGATACTTCAGGCTGAATGAGGCCACTACTAAGTTCAGAGTTGCCTTCCTAAAACAGGTAGAGGCGGTTGTAGCTGGATTTACCATTATGGCAGTCGGTGCTGTTGGTTTGAAGGCCGTGATCCTGGATCCTCTTAAGGCTGCTGCAGGCCTTGAGGCCGCCTTAATAGGAGTGCGGAAGACCGCTGGGTTAACTGCGTCTGAAGTAGAGGAACTAAGGAAGGTATTTGTAAAACTGTCGACACAGATCCCAATAACTGCTGTGGATTTGGCAGAGATTGCCGAGAAGGCAGGGCAGATAGGCCTGAAATCAACTAAGGACATTGAAGGGTTCACTAAGGCAGTAGCTCAGGTAGCTCTTACTTCTGATCTTTCAGCTGCAGCCGCCGCAGATGCTTTTGCCGTTATCCGTAGTGCTTTGGGACTAACTATCCCCGAAGTTGAGAATCTAACAAGTGTAATCAATGAGCTAAGTAACGTATCTCGTAGAAATGTTGCTTTTATAACCAAGATGACAGGTGAGATTGCTGGTTCGGCCAGAATCATGGGTCTCACAGCAACCGAGACTGCAGCCCTCGCAGCTGTCCTGGGAGAACTGCCTTCTTCAATGTCGGCCACGAAGACCGGCTTTAGAAGGTTGGTAAATGAGCTTATCACTGACACTGATAAGTTTGCAGATGCGGTGGGCCTCCAGAGAGGAGCTTTCAAGCAGTTGGTTAAAGAGAGTCCCTTCCAGGCTATACAGGCTTTCTTCGAGGCCCTCGGTAGTCTCGATCAGGTGAGGAAGATCGCTGTTTTGGGAGATCTCAAGCTAAGTTCTTCTAGGACAAAGGAGGCAATGCTCCAGCTCACCAATGTGGTGGACAAGTTTCCGGAGTTTCTTAGGGTTGCGGTGGAGGAGCAGAGAAAAGGAACTTCTATTACGGAGGAGTTAGAGAACGTTCTTGGCGCTCTTAACTCTCAACTCACCCTTTTGATGAACAATCTAGAGGCTGTGAAGCTCACTCTAGGGAAAACCTTCTTAGGAACAGGTACACAAGTAGTTAAGTTTCTGAACCTACTTCTTAAAGAGTTTAATAAGCTGGACCCTGCAGTAATTAGAGGTATAGGTATTGCGTTAGCTCTAGCATCTGCTTTCTTTGTCTTAGTGGGTGCTTTTATAGTATTGGTGGCTGGTATTGCCATAGTTGGCCCTCTTTTAGCTGGCGCTTGGGAGGTGATACTCGTCGGGATAGCTGTGCTGGCAGTTTTGACTCTTGCAGTATCTGCCTTAGCAGCAGCCTGGGAACTGGATATGGGAGGGATTAAGACCTCCACCATTAACATGGTGGATGATGTCACTATTGCTTTCACGGCTTTGAGAGACTTGTTTAGTCAGGGCTTTATTACGAATGATCAGAAGAGTCAGCTAGATGAGAGGGGTCTTACTGGGACAGTTGGTACTTTATTTGCTATTCTGTCTAGAGGCGCTGCTATCATAGAGGGTTTCGGAGAGAGCTTCTCGGTGGCTATGCCTGCGATAGTGGCTTTTGTTGATGCAGGTTTGGCTCCTTTCTTAGACCTACTGAAAGAGCTAGGTATCCTGAGTACATCTACTTCAAGTAGCTTTTCCAAGCTACTTCTAAGTTTCTCTATAGAGGACTGGAGGGAAGCTGGTAGAGTCTTAGGGCGGAACCTTGCAGGTGGTATTCTACTTTTGCAGTCAGCTATGCTTACTATGTTAACTCCCCTTAGAAAAGTGTTAGAGCTTCTCACGAGCATAGTGGCTCTTACGAGGGGTGATTTTTCAGGGTTATCGGTTTTATTATCAGAAGCTTTTAAGGCTCCAATACCCCAGGGGGTTCCTACTCCTCTTACTGCTAGAGCGGGTGAGTCTCCTATAACCTCTGCACAGGTTCAGAGTAGACAGGCTAGAGAGGCTGCAGCCGCCTTAGAGCTACAGCTTAAGGATCGGGAGAGTGAGGAGGGCAAGAAGTTTGTGGGCACCTTCAATGTGAATATGGACGGGAGGGTGATAGCTTCTGCTCTGGAAGAGTTTGCTATGGGCGAGTCTGATCTCTCAATGGCAGCTGGAGGTGCTTAATGGCAGTCTCTAAGATTAATAGAGGTGCGTTCTACGACTTTGATACAAATGAAAGGTGGGACTTCCAGTTTAATCCCACTACGATCACTACCTCGAAAGAGGCTGTATATGCTGATGTGGTAGTACCCGGCAGATCGGATCCCATCCAGCAGTACTCCCATGGTAGTGCTAAGCCTTATACCGTACCCATGATGATAGATTGCCTTGACGAGGGCGATGATGCCAGGACTAGAGTTCTTTGGTTAGAGGCCTACTGCTACACAGAGTTTGTGAATAGAGATGAGAGGTTTGAGCCTCCCCCTTTGCTCCTCGTGATGGGTAATTGGGCTCCTTTAGTTAGACTGCGGAGGGTAAATGCTGTCTATACTCTCTGGAGACATGACGGTACTGCCGCTAGAGCTAACTTATCGATACGGCTGCAAGAGATGCCTCCACAGTCGACTACCAAGGGTAGGTTGTCTACTTCGAGAAGCCTAGTGAAGTTCCAGTCCAGGAAGAGAGCAACTCAGTTTGGGAGGAACTAATGCCTTTCGCTAATTCAAGAAACAGACTATCCCCTTATTACAGGGTCAGTTTGGATGTTTTCTTCTCTCGTTCAAGTAAGGGTGTCACGGACAACGTGTTTATTATTGAGAGGGTGCCTTTAGATGACATTCAGACGGAGCACTCGGGTGACACGGTACTGACAGTAACAGACGGGAAGAGACAGGACCATATTGCCTATGAGCAGTACAGAGATGACACCCTCCACTGGCTAATTCCTCTACGGAATAATGTAGGAGATATATTCTCAATTGAGACAGGGACAGAGATGTCAGTTCCTTCTTTTTCTAGGGTCCAGGAGTTGTTGAGGTGACGGACTTTGCGGGCCCTTTCTTCCAGGCGTCAGTAGACGGGCAGGACTTCAGAGAGGACTTAAAGTATAAGGTTCTTTCCTTTGAGGTCCAACTTAGGAGGAAGGAACTAGCTAATCTGAAGTTCACTATTGATAACAGTGAGAAGACTTTGCTTTCGGAACCTTCTCTTGCTCTTGGGAAGAGAGTAAAGTTTCGTTACGGTTACCCCACCCTTAATCTATGGTCCGTTCAGAGGAACTTTGTAATATCGGAGATTGATCCTAATTACCCTCAAAGAGGTGATCCTTCGGTCTCTTACATGGCTGTAGCCCGCTCCTTCCAAGCCTCTAAGCTACGGAGGTCAGATGTCATTAGACAGGGAAAGACCTTGGGACAGTTGGTAGAGGGCTTAACTACGAAGTACCAGTGGACTTATGTAGACGAGGGTGGCACTCCTTCAATAAGGACCATCTATCAGTCCAATGAGTCTGATATAGCGATGATTAGGAGAGTAGCCCGGGACTATGGTTACGAGGTGTTCACCTTTGAGAAGGATGGAGTGATTAACCTCCGTATGTCAAAGGACCTTGAGGGCTCGGTACCAGAGAAGTTGTGGGGCTATCAGAGAGGTGGCACTGGACTGCCTCTTGAGTCCCTTATATCCTTTAAACCCAAGATCTCTAGGTTCAATAAGCCCTCGGGATCCAGACGGACAGGGATAGATCCTTCGACCAAGGAGCCTCAATCTAAGAGGGCCTCAGACACTACGACCGAGAGGGACATGGGAGGGGAGGCCGCAGTTTCCTCCGAGACTTGGAGTGTCAGCGGTGAATCGGGTAAGTGGGGCCAAGGCTTGATGTTTCCCGAGTCTTCCCTAGCGGCGGATGAGAAACCAGACTATAGTCCAAATGACCAGGAGGATGGGTATTATTTAGAGAAGCCGGCCTCTCCTAACCCCCTGGAGCCATCCGAGGATATATCAGAGTGTCCTTCTGTATCGGAGAAGGAAACTAAGTCCTTGGCAGACTCAAAGTTTAAGGAGGATGAGCGGAAGATGTCCCGTGGAACTGCTGTGATTCTGGGTGATCCCGATATAGTGGTGGGTATGGTTATTCACCTAGAAGGCTTAGATGAACCTCTGAATGGTAACTGGGTTGTAGAGGGCGTGATTCACAAGGTGGCTCCTGCTCCTTATTTGACCACTTCAACTATGCGGAGAAAGGCAGTCAGGAAAGCTAGGGACTTGGGTTGTGTACCCTCTCCTCTTTCTAAGGCAAAGGCCAACACAGACGCTCCTTTAGAGGAGGAAAAGCAGAATGGTGAGGCTCCTTTAGTTGAAGTCACTGTTGTAGATCCCGAGACGGGCAAGTTTTCTAAGGAGCTAAGATGAGTCTCTGGGCAGAGATCGGGAAGCTCATAAATGACTACCGTGCTCGGTATAAAGATAGGTATTATGGGTCCTATCGTGCTATTTTGGTGGACAATAATGATCCCGCGAAGTTGGGCAGGGTGAGGATAGTATTACCGACTCTTTGGGGGAATAAACCCTCAGATTGGGTCCCTCCTGTCTTCCCTTTGGGCTCTGGAGGCTTTGACTTCGGAGAGTTCAGGATGCCTCCCCTTGTTGATGCAGAGGGTCGTAGGACTGGGATAATGGTGCAATTCGAGGGAGGTTTCAAGGACCACCCTATGTGGACAGGTACTTGGGCTAGGTCTGCTACCACAGACAATGTGCCTGATTCAGATGTAATGAAGCTTGCTAGGGGTGAGGCTGATGAGACTACCAAGGGCGAGAAAGGAGGTTCTTTCATGCCAGCCTCCCCCTTTGCAGCTGAGTACCCTTTTAATTGGGTGGTGAAGTCTCCTGGAGGGCACGTCTTTGAAATGGACGACACAGAAGACGCAGAGAGGCTGCACCTTTGGCACTCGATAGGGACCTACCAAGAGTGGGGTCCTTTAGGCCAAGAGGATAAGAGCATAGAAGGGGATCGTCACTTTCAGGTTAAGGGTGATGAGTTAGACAATATCGTAGGCTCAAGAGATGAGGTAGTAGGAGTGGGAAAGACTACCACTGTTACTTCTGGCGATTACGCTATGCAAGCTTCTTCAGGCTCTATCACATTCCAGGCAGGCTCTCCTGCAGCTGCAGCTGCTAAGGCTACGTTTAATTTGACTGGTGGGTTCGAGTTTCAGCAAGCATTGCTACCTACCTCTCAAGTGCTTGTTGATAACATTGGTCCCTTGAGCTTTCATACAAAGACAGCAGCAGCTTTCACAGAGATAGCTGCTTTTGCTGCAGCTCTTGGAGTGCCCCTGACTGATGTAGTGGAGGTTGCTACTTTGCTCTCAGCTAACACATATAAATCAGTAAGCACAAAGACGAGTTAGTATGTCGATTGATCCTAACGAGTTGAGAGATGAGTTTGATGCCCAAATGTCTAACATTGTGGGTGCTCCTTATGACGTCTTCAGCACTGAATTGAAGGCTAGTCTTGCCCAAGCTCTTGGGAACTCGGTAGACTTGGCTGTTGAGGGTGGGGTTGGCTTAGCACACACTTTCACAGGGGCAGATGCTAATGTCACTGTAGCAAAGAATGGCTCAGATGTTAGCACGAGAGGAAAGATAAACCTTATAGAGGGTACGAATGTCACTCTGACTGTTGCGGACAATGCTGGACAAGGTAGGGCGGATGTCACGATAGATACTACAGGAGGAGCCCTTTCAGTAGTTAAGACTTCTGATGAAGTGCGGAACAACAATGACTTGTTTACGGTAGACTCTGATCTAGTACTGGTGTTTCCCGAGGTAGGATGGTACACTCTAGTGGTCAGGCTCACAGTAGAGTCTACGACGTCGGCTGATATGATCATTCTCTTTCTCTGCGCTAACTGCAATTCAGTTTTAGCCTTCCCTGGCCTGAATCAGAATGTCGCGGTCTCGTCGCCTGGGTCCACGATTCCCGTCCCAGGAATTAATGCTCGGAAAAGCGTGACTTTGGAAGGGTATGTAGAGGTGACATTGGTAGGCGCTGTGTTCAGTATACTTTGGAGGCAGTCCGTAGCAGAGGTGTCAGATGCAACAATATTTCGGGGCTCTCATCTTAGTGCTTCCAAGTTGGACTAACTGGTAGGTCTAGAACCTTGGTTGAAGACCCTTCCTGGTTAACGTATCAGAGAGTGGTTTATTGTGGGGTGATCTTTGGCACGAGACTACTTAGGTTCTGCACCGGCTGGCCCTTTCCAGAAGGGTCCTTTCGGTAGGGTGCTGGTTCTATCCGAGGAGGACCTTGTAGAAAGTTCTGTGTTTCACATGGTTTCCACGAGGAAGGGCTCTAGGGTGATGCGAAGAACCTTTGGAGCTGGATTGAACCGTTATGTGTTTGATCCGATAGATGCTATTACACTGAAGGTGGTAGAGCGAGACTTGGTACGTCACCTTCAAGATATAGAGAGGCTAGAGGTTCTTGATGTAATAGTTGATTATGACCCCCAGGTAAATCCCCGGAAGGTTCTCTATAAGGTAGAGTGGAGAGCTGCGGGAACTAATAAAAAGGGGAACTTAGTTTTCCCTTTCTTCTTTGAGGGCTAGGCATGGCTAGAACCCCAGTGGTAGACTATGATGCGAGGGACTTTCTTTCCCTTACACAGAGGTTTCGCAGATACTTGAACTCAAGCACTAGGTTCTCAGAGACCTGGACCTCCTTCAATCCGGAGGACCATGCTACGGCTTATCTTGAGCTGTCGGCATATGGTTTGGACATACAGTTCTTGTACCAAGAGTGGATCCACAATCAAGCCTTTGTAACGTCTATGACTACCCGGAAGGCTGCCATAGATAATGGTGCTTTGGTAGGGTTTGAGCTAGCATCAGCATCTCCAGCAACAGCTACTGTGTCCGTTACCGTGGATGTAGTAGCTTTGCCCTTTGTTTTACAGGCTCGCTACCAGATATCGAACGATGAGACTGGTGAAGACCAGGTTTTCTTTGAGTACGACTCTGACACACCTCTTACTATTACTTTGGCTACTCTGACAGGTTCAGATTTCATAGACCTCTCTTTCATTGAGGGTCAGACTATAACGGATGATTTCGGGACCTCGGATGGTTTAGTGGACCAAGCGTTTGCTCTCTCCGAGACATCTTATATAGATGGAACTCTACTATTCTTGGTGGATGGGGTAACGTGGACCGAGATTGATTCCTTTGCAGAAGCAGCCTCTTCTGATGAAGTATATGTGGTGACCACTGATGAGTTTGGAGTAACCACAGCGACCTTTGGTGATGGGGTATTTGGTCTTATACCTCCCTTAGGTGATACTTTAGAAGCCACTTACCGTGTAGGAGGAGGGGTCCGAGGTAGGGTTTCAGCTGGAACGTTGGAAAAACAGGTAACTACTAATCCAGCAGTGGTATCTGTAACGAATGAGTCTGAAGCGATTGGAGGAGAAGACGCCCAGACGGTCTCTTCAGCACGGAGTGAGATACCTATCTTCACCTCGGCCAATGACCGCTTTGTAACAGATGAGGACCACGCTGTTCTAGGGCTCTTGGATGGTGTAAACTCCGTGTTTGTAAGCAGTGACCCTAACGCATCTTCAAAGAGTGTGGTGCGAGTGATCCCAGAGGGTGCCGGAGAGACTCTAACTGGCTCTGCTATATCTTTGATACGAACTGACTTGGTGGACAAGGGTATCCTTCCTGTAAGGTACGAGATTAGGGTAGCTCAGTATCTCCGTGTAATAGTGGAGGTTAGGGCTAAAGCAGCTTCTGGAACCAGGGCTTCGAGAGTTCAGGAGGAGTTGCTGTCCAAACTAACAGCAGAGCTGGACTTCTCTACAGGAGGTTTCACCTTTGGCACTGAAATACTGCTGCAGGACGTATATGACTTTGGAGAGGATGTAAGAGACGCTGGTTTCTTATTTACCAGATTCATAGTCACTCAGTTGAGGGTGCAGCCAGAGATGCTTGAGTTCCCAGGGAATACGGGCTCTCTCGACCTTGACTTAACAGTGATTACTGTAGATGAGGATGAAGTACAGAGGTTCCAGTGGGAGTTCCATGCAACGGACTCTAGGACCTTTACAGTGAAGAGAGTAACAATATCAAGGGCCACCTCGGTCGCGGAGAACGTGGTAACAGATGGCGAGGGTGGTTTCACAGGACTGACTCCCTCGAATACTTTAAGGCCCAGACTGGATAACCCTTCTCTTGAGTATGTAGTGGACTCTTCCACAGATACTACTGTGGTGGCCACTGTTCCAGCTGGTTCATCCCTCCAAGACGACATTGAGGACAATCAACAGTTTGGTGTAGTGTTTATTGATGTTTTGGAAGCCTTTCTGGGTGATGTTGGTACGGCTGGGGTAGCTTCTTTCCCAGATCAATTCACGGATGCGACGAAGTCTTGGAGTGTAGATGAGTGGCAGAACTCAATTCTGACGGATTCTTCCGGTGCCACTTTTACCATTGCCTCAAACACAGCGACAGTACTTACTCTAACTGGTCTTGCCGCTAGTGGCTCCTATACCATTAATGAGTACACTGATTCGACTTCCCAGATAACCATAGTAATAGCGAAAGGCACAATCTTGCCGGTGGCTGGGGATATTTGGTTCGCAGTAACCACGGGCTATGATAATGATGTGATAGTCCCCGACTATCTAGCTCCTAAAGTTGATACGGATAACGACTTGACCGTTACAGTTTATGGTGGAATCTCTTAATGGCCACCACCTACTATTTGAACCAAGCTACTGGGAATGACGCCAATCCTGGCACAGATCCCTTATTTCCTTTGGAGACTTGGTCAGCTGCGGACGGAAAGGTGGTAGCAGGGGACACGGTAGTTATTTC